CGCTGTAGTGGCGACGGGGCATGGCTGCGCGGGGTTCGCGGGAGGCGACTGGAAATGCAAACGTCACCGCGATCGCATCGGCGGCGTCAGGAGAAGCTAAACCCCTGGCTTTCATATCCTTCTTGCTCTCCAAGAAGATCGTACCGCTTGAGTCGGGTTTGGTCTTCGGCCCGGTCAGATCCGCCTTCAGTTGCCTGTCTGGCGCGATCGACGCGGTTTTTAACCAGTCCCGCAACGCACCCCACAGCTCAGCGCGCTTGTTACCCCACATCACTTGGTTCTTGGCTTTCCAGCCAAAGTTGACTCCACGCACCTTATACCGCTGTTCAACCAGCCGGTCAAGTATGCCGTAGCCCAGCCCACCCTCGTCGATCACCGTCAGCGTCGGCTTGTATTCCTCGATTGCGTCGATGACGTGCCCCACAGTCGTCATCGTATCATCGCCCCGGTACCGCTTAATCGCGATGATGTCACGCCCTTGGCGCACCGCGATGACCGTCGAGTCACCGCCCGACCTGGCTGGGTCGATGCCGATCACAATTGGCGCTGTCTCGTCTTTGTGCTTGGGTCGAGCAAACGCCTGATCGACCAGCGCGGGTCCGATGAACTGGTCGTCGCCCGCGCTGGGGAATTCGCCGTACACCTCGACCTTGGCCTGTATCGAATCCTCGCCGTACTCCGCGATGATCTGCTCGTAGACCTGTTTGTCGGTGTCCTCGACGTCGCGGGCGTCGATGTTTTCGGTCGACCAAAAGTCGCGCTTGGAGTTGAAACACTCAAAGAAGTAGCCTTGGTTGCGGCGCGGATTGGAAAAGGCAAACCAGAACCTGTGCGGCGTGTTTTCTGTGAAGAAGCCGGCGGCCACCTGCCAGATCGAGTCTGGGATACCTGACGCCTCATCAAAGATCAAACACACGCCGTCCAGGTTGTGCAGACCGGCGTAAGCGTCCGGGTTCTCTTCCGACCACAGGCGTCCCTCGATGGACCAGAAGCGCGTGCCTTTCTTTAAGTCCCGCTCGACGATCTCCGCCAGCCACTTAGCTGGCGCAACCTTGGTTGCGCTGATCTCAAACCAATGGCTGTTGATCATCATTGCCAACCACTTGGTGATTTCTGACCAGGTGATTGACCGGAGCTGAGCCTCACTGTTGGCCGACACGATCGTCGTCGAGCCTATGCGCGTGGAGAGCATCCACAGCACGAGCCAACTGACTAGCGCAGACTTACCGATCCCCCGGCCTGACGCAACCGCCAGCCGGAAGACGTTATAGTCAACTTTGCCGCCGTTGTCTTTGATGTGCTGCGTAATCTTCCGCAGCACCTGACGCTGCCACTTGCGCGGGCCTTTGTAGTTGGCCAGTGGCGTGCCGTGTTGCCCCCACGGGAACGCAAAGTTTACAAACGCTTCCGGGTCGTCTTTGATGCGCGGCTGCCAGAGCCGCGTCATCAAGAGCATTTCATCAGAGGCGTTGTAGATCGGCTGCTGCAAGTGTTGGCTCCAGTCGCTCTGTTACCTGCACGTCGATGACGCGCTGCTCTGCCTTCTCAAGCGCCGATATTACGCTGATCTGCTGCGCTACGTCGATCTGCACTTGTTGCTTAGCCACCCAGTCGTGGCGATGGCGCAGGATCTCCAGCGCCGCTTTGGTGTCGCCTGACATAGCTGCGTCCATCATCACAGCCGCAAGCGCCCCTTCTGCGTCAGCGCGTCCCTTCTGTTCTGCCATTTCGGCAATTGGGTCCATCTCGCACAGACGCCGATACTCGGTCGGCAGCATGCCGGCTTTCAACGCCAGCGAGTCACCTTTTAGACCCAACTTGGCAGCCTCGTAGATGCGCTGCAAGCGCGCCTCGGTCGCCTCTAGTTTGCGCGCGGTGAGCGGCAAGGATTGAAAGGTCATGGCCAGATGGTGTGCTGCAAATAGTGTTACAAATAATTATAGCATTTTGCAAAAAAATTTGTGCAACCCCTCCGTTTTTGACCGGCCCGGTCGCCGGCCCTCACCGGGGGCTCTCGCCCACGCGGCCCCGATCCGTCAGCCGTCAGCCGTCAGCCGTCAGCCGTCAGCCGTCAGCCGTGCGCCCTGGGCGCTTGGTCGATGGGTCAAATGGGTCATGGGTGTCGGGTATCGGTCATCGCGTCTGATGGGTCAAATGGGTCATGACACTTCGAGGTCGAAGGTCAAATGGGTCAAATGGGTCATGACCCTTTGAGTTGCAAACCATGTCAAAAAAGGCAAAAGCGCGTGCCGATGGGTCATATGGGTCAATGGGTCATGACATTTTTTTTGGCGCCAGCGTTTGCGGGCGCGTCCCCAGCGGCCTAGCTATTACCGTTTCACCTATGAAACAAAATCATTTTTTGGTTAAAAGTTATAGATTAATGACCCATTTGACCCATCGCCCTATGAAAATCGGCGCGGACGCCATGACCCCTAATAGACCCAGCGCGACCCATCGCGCGATGGGTCACGCAAACCGCTTGCACTGCTACAAAATTTGTGGCATCATGCTGTTCATGCGCTCGCGTGAGCGCGTCAACCTGGAGACTGACATGGCTGGATTCGTTTTTTATGATGGCCCGTCGATGATCGACGGCGCGCCGATTATCGGCATCGCTGTACTGGAGTCTGACAATCGTAAAACTGGCAACATGGTGCAAACCTATATTTTGCGCGCCGATGCGCATCCCGTCGACGCGATTCGCACGGGCGAAGATGCGTCGATCTGTGGCGATTGTATGCACCGCGCGCGCATGGTTGAAACCGTCGACAAGCGCGGCCGCAAGCGCTCGAAACGTGTCCGCACGTGCTACGTCAACGTCGGTCAATCCGTCGCGGCCATATTCGGCGCATGGATTCGCGGATCGTATCCTTTAATCGATCCGGCCGACGGTGCGCAAGCGCTCTCCGGCCGCGCGGTGCGGATCGGATCGTATGGCGATCCGGCCGCGATACCCGCGCATATCTGGCGCGCCTTGATCGCGCTCGCGGCCGGCCACACCGGATACTCGCATCAATGGCGCACGGCGCATGCGCAAGGTTTGCGCGATATCGTCATGGCATCGGCCGACAATGCGGCCGATCGCGACGTCGCGCGCGCGATGGGCTGGCGCACGTTTACGGTCCGGACAGCTGATCAGCCCCTAGCAGCTCGCGAGATCGCATGTCCGGCGAGCCCTGAGGGCGGAAATCGGCGTCAATGCATTGATTGCCAAGCATGTGACGGTGCGGGCGAGAATGCCGGCCGCGCAAGTGTTGCGATTATCGTTCACGGCGCCATGGCGCGCCATTTCGTGGGAGCGTAAAACCATGCCGACCAAGCCTACCTTTTCAATGCGCGTCAAGGGTTCGGACAAAACCGTCGACGTCAAATACGATCGTCTACTCTACACGCGCGGGCACCGCGCGCACATATTCGCGCTTCATCGCGAGCAAACCGCCGGTATTCCGAAGGATCGCCGAGAATGGATCGTCTCCGATCCGGTGTCCGGATATCGCCTATTGCGCGTCAATGCGCACTATAAGGGCATGCCGATATCGTCGCGCTCGCTGACCCTCGCCGAGGCCCGCCAGTGCGCGCTCGCGGATATCGACGCGCTTGTCGATCGCGTGGGGCTCGAGAAATTCGAAACTGTTATTGATCGCGCGCACGCGAGCGCGCAAACCGTGGGAGCCTGAACCATGCGTCATCAGTGTGTTCGTTGTTTATATACCGCCCGCACGTCAATCGGTTTTGATCGGCATAAGTGCCGATACCCGGACGGGGCGCCCATGCCCGATCTTTCAACTTTGCCGAGCGACATCCTACGCGCGCTCGCCATGCGTCAAATCACTGAGCGTGAAGCGTGGGCGCTCGCTCGGCAAACCGTGGGAGCCTAAACCATGAAAATCCGCATCGTTTATAACCGTCTACTCGGCGCATGGTTTGTCGTGCGCGGCCCGCATCAAACCCCACTAGGTGGGCCTCACCCCACGCAGGCGGCAGCGCTCGCGTGGTGCCGCTCACGGGAGGCCTGACCATGCCTTCAAATCTTATCGAATGGACCATCTTTATCGGCGCCGGTATCGCGCTGGGCGCTGTACTCTTTTTGGGGTTGTCATCATGAATGATTACATTGACGATGCGATCGACGCTGCAATCGCCGTGATTCAAAACAAACTCGGCCAGACTGATGGTGGGTTTGCTGCCCATCATCTGGCAGGCGACGACTATCAAACCCTGCGAACAATCCTCAAGCGCTACGCCGACGCCGAACGCAATCATCTTCAAGAAGCCTAACCATGAAAATCGAACTAAAAAACATCAAAACCAACACCCGCGCGTCGCGCGAAACCTTCTACTTTTCCGCCACGGTCTACGTCGACGGTAAACGGGTTTCGACCGTCGAAAACGATGGCCGAGGCGGGCCTGATTGGTGGTCTGATTGGGGCGCGCAAAAACGGGTCCAAGCCTATGCCGCAACACTTCCGCCGATTCCAGCGTCGCCTGATTTTCCGCTCGATTTGCCAATGAATGCCGAAATTCTCATTGGCAATCTGATCAACGCTCACCTTGACAAAAAACGTCGATGACCGCGGCAATCCTGATCGGCCTACTTGTCGCCGTGCTCGCGGTCGCCCTGCGACTCTAGCACCCTCAAAAACAGCAAGGGCACCCGAAGGTGCCCTTTTTTATTTCACGGCTCGCAACATAGTCCCGCCGCCGCTCGCGTCTAACATGCGCCTGATCTCGGATTTATTGCCTCGGACCTTGTCCAACACGTCCGGCGCCGCGTAAACGTGGACCTTGTTCCCATTGTCGACCGTCTTGACCCGGCCGAGGTCGATCCAGCCTGCCTCGCGCAGCGCGTGAAACAGCGCGTAGACGCTGCATTTAGTACCGGCTGGCATCGATGCCTGCAATCGGTCAACCAGCGCTTGCCACGGCCCTTGCGCAGCCCCTAGCGCGAATTCGCCGCGACGCTGGCGCATCATCTCGACCAATGCCGATTCGACCGCCGAAAGGCCCGCTGCGAGCATGATCGCCTTCGCTTCGGTCATCGGGGGCGCGCCGCCAGGCGCGAAATTGCTCACGTCCCGCGCGCGCAGATAACTCGCACCTGCCTCGCGCCCGCCGCCGGTCTTTAGCCAGTCCCAGATTTCGTCGCCCTCTCTGATCGTCAGCGGTCGCGCGTCCGACCATAAAACATACCATCGCCGATCGTCCGACGGCAGCGTGATCGCCATGCGCTCATTCGAGAATGCGACCACGGACAATCGATTTAGCGCATCGAACGGGTGCAAACCCTTCCGATTGACCGGAATCAATTCCGGCGGCGCCGCCAGCAAGGGTTTCAGTCGGTTTTCAAGCGCGCGCCGATCGTGCGCTTCCGCTTGGCGCAGTTCATTGATGACCAGCACCTCGGACATCAGCGAGTAGCCCCATTGGCTATTCAATTCCTCGTTCTTAACCAGCGCAATATTTTCCTTCGACAATCCGCCGACCGCATACAGAAACGGCTCGAAAATCGTATCTTTCCCGATGCCATGAGATCCGCCCAGCAGAATCCCGTGATTGATCTTCTGCTCTGGATGCTGAACCTTGTAGGCCATCCAGTCGAGCAAATGCTCGCGTTCGTTCGCATCCGGTAGCAGGCGCTCTACCAGATCCAGCCATCGGGTCGGATCACCCCCGCCCGTGGTCGGTCGCGCATTGCGCCAGAGGTTCGCGTAAACGTCCCCAGCGCGCGCGACCAGCACCGACTCGCCAGGCGCATAGGTGACCCCTTGCAGCACCTTGGCGCCCATCGCCTGCCGGTTTTCGTCATAACTGATCGACGCCTCAACCCGGCGCTTTTTGCCATTCGAGCCCGCGTGAACCGACCAGCATGTGACGTGACGGTAGATCGCATTGAAATTACCGCGCGAATACTGCCGACGGTCGACCAGATCAAAATATCCATCGTCCGCATGCAGGTACGCGAACCGTTCAAACCATTCCGCCCGCTCGGCTCGACCGGCCTCGCGGCGCTCGACCTCGGCCACGACCGCAGCCGCAGCGTCCGGGTAATCCTCGGTCGGCGTCAGGCGCGACATGACCTCGGACATGCGCTGCGTCAGCAGCTCGTCGCGCAGGCCAGGCGTGTGCTTCGGTCCGCCCTGCTCAGCGACCCATTCAAGAAATCGCGCGCTGTCCCAGTCGCCACAATGGCCGTGATAACAGCAATAGGCGCGCGTCAGGCCCAAATAACGCCCCTCGGGGTTGCCGTCACTGTGGTCGGCATGGTTAGGGCAGACGACACCCGCCCAGCCCTCGGGGTTCGGGCGCGACAGCACCAGCCCCTGCGCCGACAGCCACGCCAACACGTCATCAGCGCCATCGTCCGACAGGCGCACGGGCCGCACGCCCGCGCTGTCGTCCGGGCCGGGGTCGACACCCAGCGCGGCGCAGAGGTCCGGCAGGCGGTAGACGCGCTCGGGGTGAAACTCAACGAGACGCGCTTGAAAGCCGCCCTTGTCAGGCTTCAGGTTGACCGAGCCCGGCAAGCGGAAGTTGCGGACCGGATTAATCGCGCCAGGGTCCGAGTAGCCGGCCTCGGCGATCGCGCGGATAGCGGCGCTGTACGCTGCTTTGGTCGGCTGATCCTCAGGGTCGAAGGCATAGCCCCACTGGAAGCTGCCCTCGCTCGTCTCCATGACCCAGGTCGGCGGGACGGGCGACGCCTTAGGCGCCTTGCTGGGCTCGCCCACGTCATCCAGCACCATGACCAGCACATAGTCGACATTGGCCGCGCTCGCGGACGGGCGACCCTGCTCAAACCGGTCGATGACAAATGACCCGGTGTTGCCGTACCAAGCGCCCTCACGCACCCGCGACAGGTCCGGCAGCATGGCCGGCCACGACGCCTTCAGCGCGCCGTCGGCGTGGTACTGCAATTCGCCATTCGCGTCACGGCGTGGCTTCTGGCGCACAAATAACGCTGTCTCGCCCTCTGGTGCGAGGTCAATGATATACTGCTCGAAATTCATAGCTTCTCCTGCGCCCGCCTGCCAGCGGGCGTTTTTATTTGCCGTATCGGGCCATGATCTTGGCCTCAACGGCGAGCGGCAGCCCCACCGCCCAGTCGGGCGGGGTCACCATGATACGCTCAAGCTCGGCCCGCACCCGTTCAGGTTCAGCCGTCTCGATAACGATCTCGTCATGCACATGCGCCACCACGCCATCGCATTGACGCAGTGCAGCACGCAGAATGTCATGGGCGCTTGCCTGCGTCACATTCTCGCAGGCGAGCCCGCCCCACAACCGCGCTCGCGGCCATTCGGTCGCGTCAGCCGCAGGCTTCCAGCTTGCCTTAGCATAGGTCAGATGCTCGCCCTCGAACTTGGCAAACGGATAGCAGAGCACGCGCCCGCTGGGCAGCATGTACCAGAGGTGCTGTTTGTCATAGAAATACGTCACGCGACCGGCGTTGAACTCATGGCCCGGATGACGCATCGCGCTCATGTACGCGCGCTCAAGGTCTTGCCAGAACATCACGGCCCAAGGGTTCGCACGACGCCAGGCGTCCACCATGCGGCGGCTCTCGGCTTCTGCCACGCGCACGCCGTAGGCGCGGCCCATTGCAGCGAACGCGCCAACACTTCCGCCGAAAGCTAGGGCGAGCTCCATCACTTTCCCTCGCTGCCTAAAATCGACCATTGTTGCGTCGTTGGCCTCGTAGCCGGCCTTGATGGCCTCGTAACTGGCCCCAAACGCACTGGCGGCGTTGACGATGTACGGGTCAAGTTTGTTGCGGTAGATGTCGAGCTTTGCTTCGGCGCCGCATAGCCACGGATTGACCCGGCCCTCGATGGCCGACCAGTCAGCGACAACAAACGAATGATCAGCGACGAGTGCCGGGCGCAGCATCGACTTCAGGGCGTCAGTGACCCGCTTTCCGAACCGAGGCACGACAGCGTGGCCTCGAACGAGGGCGTGTCGAAGTTCAGCGGGCTCCTTGGCAGATTTTCGTGGGAAGTTGTGGACCTGCGCTCCATATGACGCAGCGCGGCCTGTCGCCGCGCCTCCAGCAAAAACAAATGCGCCTCGTACGCGCTGATCTTCATCATCAGCCAGCGCCGCGAGGCGGCCAAACTTCGCAGTGCTCGACGCCCAGAGGTCGTCTGCGCATTGGATGACCTCGGCAACAGCGGGCGGTACCTCATCGGGATTCTCCATCGCAAGCAGGTTCGCTCGCACGGTTTTGTCAATCGAGTCTTTGTCTTTCGAGCGGGCGAGCTTGCGGGCCTCAGGCCCCAGCCGCTCTAGCACCCACTGGCGCATCTTAGGCGACCGGACGGACGTCACCGCGCCCTCGGTCAGCTCGACAACCCGCGCCTCGATCTCGACCCGCTCGGCCTCGCTGTAGCGCATAGCGGCGAGGCACAGCTCGACGTCGACCTTCACGCCTCGGTCGTTGATGCGCTCGTTGACGTGGTAGTCAGCAAGCTCTTCAGGCGACAGGTCGCGCAAGCTCTTGCTGATCGCGCGCATGGCGCGGACGTCCTGCTTGCAGTATTCGAACAGGTCGGCTAGGTCTTGGGGCGTGTGCTTAAACGGCGGCAGGCAGCACTTTCTGACCAATGCTGCGCCCTTGTGGTCTTTCTTCATGCTGGCGCCCGCGAACCGCCCGACGTCCTCAAGGCTACCAGGCGCACAGTTCGACCGCGCTTGCGCCGCGGTGCAGTAGAACTGCTCCAGCGCAGGCTCCGGCAGGTCAAGGTCGGGGCAGAGGACGTACCAGAGAATTAAACGCTCGAATGCCGCATTGTGCGCGCGTATCTGGTACGACAGAATCTCACGCGGGAAGGGCTGGTCGGGCGTCCAGAGCTCGACCTCGCCATCGTCGACCGCATACGCCATGCAGAGCACCTGCGTCGACGAATGGCGAGCGTAGTTGTACGGACCGCGCGCGGGCAGGTCACACTCGCTGCGCGTCTCGAAGTCAATGAAAGCGATCATGCCAGTGCTGCGACAAATCGTAGTCCGTCAAAATTGAAGCGGCTTTCGTAAACAAGTCAACGGTCCACAGTTCAACAGACCAACTCCGCGCGTCCATCTCGTACCATAGGTTGACAATCAAGAACATCTTATTGCTGTCGGTGTACGAGTGCCCATCAACTTCTAGCAATCTGACGGTGCTAATCAAAGAATCAATTTGAAACGCATCCGGTACAAAACCCAACGCGGGGACAGGTTCTACCTCATCTTTTTCAAGCGCAGCGTTTAACTGTTTGCGCAGTCCGACGCGCTGCCATGCCGGATAGTCTGCTAGAAAGCTAGCCACCATCTGATTGTGCTTTGTCACGCCCATTGCGCCGCCATCGCGTCAGCGATGCCCTGATAAGTGGCGCTGCGAATCTTCCAGCGGTCAGCGCTTGGGGCCAGACGGTTCTGGCCGCTGTCGGTCTGATTGCCCCAGCGCTTGCGCCCGTTGATGATGCGCGGCTCGACAATCTTGGTGGCGTGCAGCAGTGGCAGGTTCTTCAGCCACAGACACGTCTTCTTGCTGGCGTCATGGCCGAACTGCCATGGCTGCACGATTTGATCAGGCTTGCGGATGCGGCTGCTGATGACGCTTACCGGGTTCTCGATGGCGATGCTCTCAATCGGCGCGTCCATCAGCGCACGCACAAATGCAAGCGCGTCCTCGGTCAACTTCGGGTCGCGCAAGCCGCGCTTCGTCCAGTGCATCCCACTCACCGACAAATAAGTGCATGGCGGATGCGCGATCATCAGATCCCAACCGTGGTCAAGCACGTCACGCACGTCACCTTGGTAATGGTCGCCAGAGGCGGTCGATTCGCAGGGTAGTAGGTCGCACGACAGCGCGTAATGACCGGCGCGAAGAAATGCGTCGCGCACGACGCCGCTGTACTCACACGCAACAAGAACTTTCATATTGCACCTTAGTGTATTGAATGCCCGTCTTTCCGGGCTGTCAGCAGACTCACGGTGCGGAGGAGACAGACAGTGGCACCGCGCCTGCTGCCGGTGTTAGACGCCACCGCCGGCTGGGCGTCACCACATCAAGCTGCTGCGCGACGACGACGGCGGGGCTGTTCGTCGGTTGCAGCTTCCGCAACAGGCTCTTCGCCGTCCATCGACACCCATTCGACGATCTCAAAGACCGGCGTGTAAATGCGACCATAGCTGCGGTGCTGGTAATGATCTTTCTTCAAAATCACAATAGGTACCGGCTTGTCAGCATCCTTCTCCACCTGCGCCGCGATCGCCACGGCAAGCGTCTGCACGGCGCGCTTGCCGCCCACTGACGTCGTGGTGTAGCGGCACTCAAGGCCCGCGTCCTCGCCCGTCAAACACTTCAGCATCAGCCCTACCTGCTGCTCCCAGCCCTTCTTCGCGCTTGGGGGCGCGGCGTCAAGCTCTGGCAGCGGTTGGGTCACAGACGACATCTTCTCGGCCAGCACCTCACCGTCGCCCCACGCGATGAAGCCGTGGACAAACGAGAAAGGGTTGACCGCCCAGCGGGCGTCGTCTTCAGCTTCGGTCTGATCTGCGCCATAGACCCAGTGGCCCGTCTTGTCCATCTTGATGAT